ATCCAAATATGAACATTGTGTTTATTCGTATTTTCCCACAAGATAATCGTGGAAATGTTATGCGTAATGGAGTAAATGTAAATAGCACTGTTCGTCAGGCTTTGGAGTGGGTAGCAAAGAATAAGACTAAGTTTAATATTGTTGCAGTATCTGCATCAGTAGGTGAAACTCGTTTTGCAACTCGTGGTCATTACTGTCCAGTTAATCCAGCGCTTCGTAGCGCAATTATTAATCTACAAAATATGGGCGTGGGTTCATTGTTTGCAACGGGCAATCGTTATGACTATTCAAAGATTGACTACCCTTCCTGTGTTGCGGAAGCAATCGCAGTTAGTTCTGTTGGGGTTCGTGGCAACATCGAGCGGTATGCAAATAGATCTGCAGAGGTAGACTTCTTTACACTTGGTACAGTTGGTAACTCTATGGGAACATCTGCTGCTACATCAGCACTTGCAGCATATTGGGCTAAGAATTATAAGGGTAACTTCTCTGATACTTATAATCATCTAAAGTCAATTACTAAATCTGCATCAACAGAAGGATTTACAACTAATCTATTTGTTGACATAAATAATTAGTAGTATTTGGTCTGTAGTTCAGTTGGCAGAACGGGGCACTGTTAATGCCTAGGTCGTAGGTTCGAATCCTACCAGACCAGCGTAGGTCCTGTAGTTCAGTTGGTTAGAACGCCACCCTGTCACGGTGGAGGTCGACAGTTCAAGTCTGTTCAGGATCGCATGGAGCAGTAGCCAAGTTGGTTAAGGCCCCGAACTCATAATTCGGTTATCGTAGGTTCAAGTCCTACCTGCTCTACTGCGGATATTGCATAGTGGTAGTGCGTAACCTTGCCAAGGTTAATGTGCGAGTTCGATTCTCGCTATCCGCTCTGCGCCTTTGTAACTCAGTGGTAGAGTATCCGCCTTGTAAGCGGAAAGTCGTCAGTTCAATCCTGACCAAAGGCTCTGATATAATGTTAATATGTTTATAAAAAAAATAATAAAAAAATATATATCATTACATAAATTAAAAAAACAATTTAAAAAAAGAAAGTATTTATATTAATGAATAATATTGCAATTAATTTAAAACCTTGGTGGTCAACAGAAGATTTTCCATATGAAAAAGATTTTTATAGCAAGCCTTTTTCAAAGTCAAAAGTTCCTGATTTTGATTTATGGAATGAAAAAATTAGAAATATGAATCCAACAATTACAAAAGAAGAATTAAATAATTATAATTATAGATGTGACAACTTTACAAAAAACCATGATGGAAAACACATTTTATTTTCGGGATGCTCATATGCATGGGGTGCTGGAATTAAGTATGAAGATACATGGGCACATCAAGTTTATAAAAAAATATCTAAAGATGAAAAGGTTAGTGGGTATTTTAATATAGGTACTTCAGGGTCTTCACTAATTCATCAAATTGCAACAATGTTTCAGTATTTTGAAGAATTTGGAAACCCAGATATTATATTTATCAATACTCCAGATTTTTGTAGAATGTATGGATACTCAAGTAAAAAAAATATAATTATTGATGCAGTATATGAACATGACGCATCAAAAATAATTGAATTACTTTCTTATCAATACTATTTTATGTTAAATGCATATTGTAAAACTAATAATATTAAACTTTTTTGTTTTTCTTGGGTTTATGCTGAAAAAAATTTAGACTATTTATTTAAAACTAGCAAGTTTGAAAACCTTGATACATTTTATAAATATGATATAGATGAAATGAAGGACTTTGTAAAAAATTATAAAAAAGAAAATCCATTTGATCAATTTGCAGATATAGCAAGAGATGAAGGCCATCTAGGAAATGCATATCATGAATTTTGGTCAGATTTTATATATAATAGGTATAAAAATAATAATGAATAACAATAGTATTAATTTAAAAAACATAGAAAAATATCTTAAAAAAGATTATATTGATCAATATGAAGTAATAGATGAAATTTTTGATAACAAATATAATAAAAACTTAATAATCAATGAAGAAGGATTTTTTACCACACCTGGAAGTTGGTATGATAAAACATGTGAAGGTCCAGAAGTTACCTATAAACTAAACTCAATGGGGTTTAGATCTAAAAATTTTGAAAAATTAGATAATAATAAAAATAATATTTTATTTTCTGGATGTTCTTGTACATTTGGCGAAGGTTTGCCAGAAGAATATATGTGGACCAAAATGTTAACAAGTAACATGTCAAAAATCTACAGCAACATATCTGATTATAATATTGCTTTTCCAGGACAATCTATATTTACTATAATAAAAAATACCTATGCGTTTATAAATAAATATGGTAATCCTAAATTTCTATTTATATGTTTTCCACCAATTACCAGGTATACTGGGTATTCAAATAAATTAAATAAGTACACTAATTTATATCTATTAAGAAATATAAGAAATAAAAATAATCCAAATATAGAAGAAGAAGCGCAATATACTAAAAGTTTTAAATATGAAAATAATATTCTTGTTTATAGTTTACTTATTCATATGCTTGAAGATTTTTGTAAAAGTAAAGATATAAATTTATTTTGGAGTGCATGGGACAAAGATGATTATAAAGCATATAATATCTGTAATTTTAAAAATTATATAGAATTAGATTTTTCAGTATATGAGCAGCCTTATATTGAAAATATAGATAATTTGCCATACTGGAACTTTGCAGAAGATTCTGCTCATCCTGGAACAAAATGGTCTAAAATGATTTCTAATAAAATGTTTTCAGAGGTATTAAAAAATGAAAAAAATAATTAATAATATTTATTTAAAAATAAAATATATAAAAATTATTAAAAAAGCAAAAAAATATGGTAAGGATTATATTTACTAATGTTAATATTTGGTGTTAACGAAACCTCGCATGATGCTTCTATATCAATATTGAGTAATAATGAAATTATATTTGCTGCTCATGCTGAAAGATATAGTAAAATAAAGAATAGTTGGTATAACACACAAAACCTATGGGATGATTGTTTTAAGTTTGGCAATCCAGATCTTATTGCTTATTATGAAAAGCCACAACTTAAAAGGCTAAGGCTTTTAACAAAAGGCGGAGTGGCTGACTGGAAGCCAAACTTTCCACCAAATATACCTATTAAATATTTTAAACATCACTACTCTCATGCATCAGCAGGGTATTACACAAGTAAATTTAATGACGCAGTTATAGTGGTATTAGATTCAATTGGAGAATACAATACCTCAAGTATATGGACTGGTGAAGGTTCAAAAATAAAGCAGGTATATAAAAAGAACTATCCTTTTAGTTTTGGTTTATTTTATTCTGCTTTTACACAACTAGTAGGATTAAAACCAAATGAAGAAGAATATATTTTTATGGGCATGGCAGCCTACGGGGACTGGACAAGATATTATAACAAAGTAAAAGAATATTTTCCAGATATTAATACACAAAAATATAATTTTCACAGAGGAGTAATTGATTGGGGAGAGCATGTTGGGCATAGAGAACAATTTGATATTGCTGCTGCCGTACAAAAAGTTTATGAAGATAGACTAGTTAATTTTATGGCTATGGCTCAAAAACTTACAGGAAAACGAAACCTTGTTTTTATGGGCGGATGTGCTTTGAACTGTGCAGCCAACACAATGCTTTGGAGAATGTTCGATGATGTATGGATAATGCCTAATCCAGGCGATTCTGGATCGTCTCTTGGTGCGGCTGCTGCGGCCTATAGAAGCCATATAAACTGGCAACATCCATATCTTGGATATGATTTAGGCGGGGAATATCCAGTAACTCAAATTATTAATAGTTTGATTAGAGATAAAATAGCAGCAGTGGCAACAGGAAAAGCAGAATATGGCCCAAGGGCTTTAGGTAATAGATCTATTCTTGCAGATCCAAGAGATCCTAATATTAAAGATAAGGTAAATCTTATTAAAAAAAGAGAAATGTTTAGGCCATTTGCTCCAGTTATCCTTGAAGAAAAGGCTAGTGAATGGTTCGATATGAATTTTATTAGTCCATATATGCAATATGCAGTTAAATGTAAAAAGCCAGACTTGATACCGTCTGTTGTTCACGCAGATGGCACATCAAGAGTGCAAACAGTAAATAAAGAACAGCATCCAGGATTGTATGAGGTCTTGTTAAAATGGTACGAACTTACTGGTGTTCCAATATTACTTAATACTAGTTTAAATATAAAAGGTCAGCCACTTTTAAATGATAATGATGATATTTTAAATTGGGAAAAAACATATAACTATAAAATATTAAGATAATAAAATATTTTTTAATATTATATAAATTTTTGTAAAGTTTTTACGATTCTTTTACATCCTAAGTTTTCAGACATTTTTTCTAAACTTACCACTTGTATTTTCTTATCAAGTGATTCAAACATTTCTTCCCAGTAAAAGTTATATTTTGTATACTTTTCATTTACTTTAAAACATATTATTGGTGTATTTTTTTCTGTCCAAAAAGCGTTTACCAGTCCACTGCCATCTATTGTAGAATAAACTTTTGATCCATGTCCAATATTAATTTGATCAAAAAATCCCATACCAGTAGTTTCAATAACATTAAAACCATTTTCTTTTATTTTTTCGTCTAAATATTCGTCATATAAAAAACTATGAAGTCTTGATTCTTCCCAAGAATTTTTTAAACCAGAATATGTTTTATTTATTTTTGACCTTGTTATATAATTATTGTTTTTATTAATATTTTGGGTAGGTTTAAAAAAATCTACAACCTCTTTTGTTGTTGATATCCACCATTGTTTAACTTCATCGTTTAGTTCTTCATGAATCCAATCGTTTGATATATAGACTTCCCTGGGAATTGGTGGTTGACAACCCTTTACTAAAATAACCTTTTCAAATAAAAAACTTTCTTTATCAATATCAATTACTTCTGCATTAAAAAAACTTATAAAATCTTTTACCATTGGGGGCCAGGGCGTTGTATCTATTCTTAAATTATCAAAATAAAAAAATATTGGTATTAATTTTTCATAAACTCGTCTTAATTTAAGGTATGCACCAATATAGTCCCAAAGCATTATGCTGTAGTTTGCATTGTATCTTATAGGAAAATATACTCCATCCATTTTTTTTATATTGTTCTTGTTATCAATAAGTAAACTACTTATCTTAAAAAACTCTGTTTGTGTATTATCATACATGAATTCTATTTTTTTGCTATATGAATACCTTGTTTTTTGTGACATATATAGATTGTAGCATAGCAATAATTATTGTATAGTTTATAGAATATGCTATAATATTAATGTACCTGCCGATAGGGGGTATAAAAACTAAACTCGCTGAAAAGGAGAAAAAATGGTAAGTTCGTACACCTTGGATCTATTTAAAGATCCATTTTTTATTGGTTTCAATCGTGAATTGAACCGCTTTAATCACATACATAATGCAGCAGCACATCAGTCTTATCCACCTTACGATCTAATAAAGGTAGATGAAGATACCTATAAGTTGTCTGTAGCGGTTGCAGGATTTACAAAAGATGATGTAAAGGTAACCGTTGAAGAAGGAACTCTTATTGTTAAGGGTGAAATTACTACAGAAACTCAAGGAGAAGCAATTCATAAGGGTATTGCAACACGCAAATTTACCCGTACTTTTGCACTTGGAGAATACATGGAAGTAACTGGTGCAGAAATGAAAGATGGAATGCTTCATATTGACATTGATAGAATTGTCCCAGAGGAAAAGAAACCAAAGGAAATTACTATCAAAACTGCTAAAAAGTAATCTAGTATAATAGAAGCCCCACATAGGCCTTGGGATGGATTAGTTACCTTTTCCTTAAATTCGGCCTTCGTGCTTGAATTCCTATGTGGGGCTTACAAAAAATCTTTGCTATAATGTTAATTGCTATGACTGAAAAAGAACTAGCACATTATAATAAGCAGCAGTTTAAGAAGAGACTTGCTGAAATAAAAACAGCAAGTGGATGCGTAGACTGCGGAGAAAATAACCATATAGTTTTAGATTTTGACCATATTAGAGACAAAAAATATAACGTATCAAGAATGATACACGATGGATTTTCTTGGAAGGCAATATTGCGTGAAATACAAAAGTGTGAAGTTGTTTGTGCAAATTGTCACAGGATTCGTACACATACTAGATTGACAATGCAATCTGCATAAGGTATACTTTATATATGCCAAAATACGATTATAAATGTAGCACATGTTCTTCTCAGATAGAGTTTGAACGTGGATTTGGTGAAGATAGAGAACCTTCTTGCTGTGGAAACATAATGATAAGAGTTTGGGGATCTGTTGGCGTAGTTTTTAATGGATCAGGTTTTTATTCAACGGACAATAGAAAGTAGATGTATAATCAAATTATGAATAATGTAGTCCAGGAACACCCAAGCGTACAAGAAAAAGAATATGTGCTAAAAATTGCTGACCGTTGTGATAGATGCGGTGCACAAGCCTTTGTAATGGTTAAAGGCTCTACTGGTGACTTGTTGTTTTGTGGACACCACTATGATAAAATTATGAATAATCCAGACTCTTATACAAAAATGATGGCATTTATGCTTGAGATTATTGATGAGCGAGATCGTCTTGTTGAAAATAGATCTCAGGGTCAATCATACTCATGAAAACAATATACTATTTTACTGCCGACTGGTGCCAGCCTTGCAAAAAAACACGCCCAATTGTAGAAGAACTAAATCGTGAACAAACTACTGCTGGCTTTCAGATTATAGACATAGACGACAACCCTGAATTAGTTAAAACTTTTAGCATTCAGTCAGTACCAACCTTTATTTTATTTAATGACGGGGTGGAGCAAAAAAGAGTAATTGGTTCACAAACAAGAGAGCAATTAGAGGAACTTATTAGGTATGAGGAAACTATTTAAAATGATGTTTGATCCAGAAAATAAAGATAGGATTCCAGATGACCAGACTGCTGTTGATTTTTTACTTCTCAATGGTGGCTTGCAGGTTGCTGGCATAGATGAAAAAACAGGTGAATTTTTATATACTTTTACCCCTAAGATTAAAGAAATAATGCCAGAGTTATATCATGAGCATATGAACCATGTTAATGAAGAGTTAATGGGGCTATGGGAAAAAGGTTTTATTAATATAGATCTTATGTCTGAGAATCCGATTGTCACCTTGGCTCCAAAGGCTTTTGACAAAGAAGAGGTTTACAAACTTTCTAAAGAAGATCAGTGGTCTATAGAGGAAATTAAAAGGCTACTTAAAAGCCAAGAACTCTGATATAATGGCTTTATGCCATATCGTGTAGGTTCTAAGGGTTCATACGGTTGCTCAGGCTACCCAGCCGTCAAGGATGATGGAACAGTAATGGGTTGCCATACAACAAGAGGGGCTGCTGCCCGTCAAATTTATGCTATTAATGTAAGTGAAGGAAATATTGGTAAAGCCATGGTTAAAGAAGGCGACATGGTTATGGCACCAAATGATGATGAAGTTTATGTTGGTCGTGTTGTTCATGTAATGACAGACGGTATGTTGGGAATGCCTGGATCAGAATATTCAATTATGGCTTCTGCAGAAGAGCCAGCGGTATTAATTCAACTCTTTGAAATGGAAGAGGGCGGATTAGAAGAAACAGAATATTTTATTGGAAAGAAAGCATCAGAAGTAATGGCAATGCCATCTCTTGAATCAAATGTTGGAATGGACAAGTCCATGAATGAAGAAGTGGACGATGAAGAAGACGAAGAAGACGATATGTCAAAACAATATCAGGGATGTGGCTGCCCAACATGTAAAGAACTTAATGTGAATTGTGATCAATGCCCAGTATGTCTTGCTGGTGAAATGAAAAATACTTGCTGTGCTAACATGAATAAAGGTAGACTAGCAAACGCTCCATATCAAGATGCAAATTCTGAAATGGAAATTGAAGAAGAAGATAAAGAAATTGAGGAGGCACGTCGCCGTATGATTAACGAAGAATTAGGTAAAACTAAAAAACCGAACTATGAAGATATGATTAAGCCACGTCGTGGTGGATCAACACCTGCTAATCCAAGACTTTATGCTTCAGTTGTTCAAGCAGCAAAAGATAGATTTGATGTTTATCCATCTGCTGTAGCAAATGGATGGGTAGTTCAAGAGTACAAACGTCGTGGTGGAACTTATAAGATGGAAGACATGGAAGACATGGACAAACGTGAATTTTCTGGTGCTTCTCGTGAAAGAATGGCAGAATCAGGAACTGCAATGCCAGATGGATCTTTCCCAATTGGAAATCGTGCAGATTTAATGAACGCTATTCGTTCTGTTGGTCGTGCTAAAAATTATGATGCTGCTCGTGCACATATAATTCGTCGTGCTCGTGCACTAAACGCAATGGATATGCTTCCAGAAGATTGGAAAAATAAGGCTACGAAAGGTATGACAAGTTGGGCTGGATCAATCTTTGATCTAAATCCATTTGTTAAATAATGTCTTCAGGAAAATATAAAACAAAACACCCATTTAATGCAGTCCAAATTAAAGATGGAATGGTTGTTCGTCTTCGTAAAGATGGAACAATTAAAGCAATATTAGGAAAATATGGGGAGTATAAAAAAGATGCCAAGAATTAGTATTGTACAACCTTCAGACATACATAAAGCAGAAACATACACACCAACTGCTGGAATGAAGTCAGCAGCACGTCGTGCTCTCCGTTGGAAAGAAGAAGGTAAAGCCAAAGGCGCAGGAACTCCAGTAGGTTGGGGTCGTGCAACAGATATTGTTGCTGGTCGTGGACTATCTCTTGATACAGTAAAGCGCATGTACTCATTCTTTTCACGTCATGAAGTTGACAAAAAGGGAAAAGACTTCTATAATAATAGTAATCCTTCTAATGGAAGAATTATGTGGGACGCTTGGGGAGGAGATGCAGGATTTTCTTGGTCTCGCTCTATCGTAGAACGTGAAAAGCGTAAAGCAGAAAAAACCTGGGAAGGTTCAGCATTTAATATAAAAAGGGGGTAGGCAATGGAAGACTTGGGTATTGATGAAGTTAAACAATTAGTTAACTTCTATAGACAAAAGGCATCTGAATTAGAATTTCAATTACTGCAGTCGCAGTTAAAAATGAATAAACTATTATTACAAAAATCAGAGCCAGTACCTGCAACAAAGATTACAAAATCAAAGTCTGAATAGTAATTAAACATGGAAAATGTTATTGCTGCGGTATTGACATTAATCCTTGTTTTAGGCATAGTTAGGTTTAATAAAAGGCAAAGACAAAAATCTTTAAATAAAATTGTGTACAGTCAAAGTTACATACATAACCTGTTTAAGGATCGTACTACAAAACAAATAAATCAAAAATCTAAAATTATTTCTCAGTCAATAAAACATACTGAAAAATATATGGTTAAGATAATTGTAATAGATGGTATGGCTTATTGGGTCAGTGATAATATTTTTTATACTGCTGAAACTAGTGATGGACAGATTGTTCATGAGACTGCAAAACCAGTTGATATAGGAAATATGCCTAAGAAAGAACTTGACAAAATGCTTTTTATATTGGATAATTTAGGTAGGGGGAATAACGATGATAGTAGTAGTTCAAGGAACGAATGATTTTAATGATTACAACGTATTCATTCGTGCTATGGGCGTAGCCTTGTCTGGCATGAAAGAAGATGACAAGGAATTCTATATTTATTCTGCAGGACCTGCAAAAATTAATTCAATGGTATTAGAATTCTGCAATTTATCTGAACGTGGTATGAAAGCCAGGGGCATGAAGATTAAGAATTTTAAGGTACCTGCATCATGGGTTAGTGAAAATATGGAGTATGTTAATTATTTCGCATTTCTTAGCAAACCAAAACAACAGATATCAAAATTAGTTGCAGAAGCCGAATTAAAAAATATTGAAGTAGGAATTTTTAGATACTAGGAGTATCATGATTATAACAAATTTAGAAAAGATGGAAAAGATCGTAGCCAGAAATAAAGAGTTGTCTTGGGTTGGCTGGGATGTAAGAGATCTAAAACGATCTGATGCAGGTCGTACAGCCATTAATGGGGTTAGGGTAGATGGAGTCTGGTATCTTCAGCGCATTTATTCAGTTACTCGCAATGGATGGGATATACCAAATAAGTATAGGGGCTAGACATGAAGCAGCATTTATGGAAAGATAATGCTGAATGCCTAGGTTCTGATACAAATATATTTTTTGATGTATATGAAGAGCAACCTCAAACTAGAGAGTTTGTAGACGCTCTGTGTAGAACATGTCCAGTAGCCAAGCAATGTTTTGCTGTCGGCGTATCTGGAAAAGAGTGGGGCGTTTGGGGCGGTATCTATTTAGAAGGTGGAGAAGTCTCTAAAGAATTTAATAATCATAAGACTAAAAAAGATTGGTCTTATACTTGGCAAGCACTAACTATGGAGTAATAAATGATTATACAAATTATGGGACTGCCTGGATCTGGCAAAACAGAGTTAGCAAAAGCATTAAAAGAACGAATTAATGCTATTCATCTAAACGCAGATGAGGTTCGTGCAACAATCAATTCTGATTTAGGCTTTACTCATGAAGATAGAATTGAACAAGCCAGACGTATGGGTGATATGGCACGTTTAATATCAAAGCAAGGCTTTGTGGTAATTGTAGATTTTATCTGTCCAACAGAAGAAACAAGAAGGGCATTTGGCTTTGCTAACCTTGTAGTTTGGGTAGATAGAATTAAAGAAGGAAGATTTCAGGATACAAATAAAATATGGGAAGATCCAAAATATTTTGACATTAGAATTCTTGATGGCTATACAGTAGAGCAAGAGACTGATACTATTATTCAAGCAGGGACACTGTTTGATTGGTCTGCCCCAACAACACTACAACTTGGAAGATATCAGCCTTGGCACGAAGGGCACCAAGCATTAAAAGAAGAGGCTCATAAAAGAACATCTCAGGTTTTAGTTGGAGTCAGAAATACGTACGGTACATCAGAAAAAGATCCAATGACATATAGTCAAGTAGAACTATATATTAAAAAGTCTAATCCAAATAAAAATACTCTTGTTATGAGATTGCCCAACATTACTAACATAGTTTATGGGCGAGATGTTGGATATAAAATTGAGCAGGTTGAACTACCTGCAGATATTCAGGCTATTTCTGCAACACAAAAACGCAAGGAAATGGGAATATGAAAAAGTTAAAATATATATGGGCTATAGTTAAAGATAGATGGTTAAGGCCATATGATGAAATTATTTTAAGATTTAACACAAAGGCTGAACCAAATGATCCTTTAGTTTGGCGAATATTTATTAATGGAAATCAAAGTTTAGCAAGTGATTTTGAGATATACGGCTATGTATACGCAGTATCATCTGAGTATGATGGTGAAACAAAATATAATGTTGGCTGTAAAGGTAGGGTTAGATGGGAAGGAACAAAAGCAATAATTATAACTGCTAGAAAAGAACCACAGGAACTACTATAGTGTATACAGATAAAATGCGTATGGCATTTCACTCTATACCCGCTCCTAAAAACTTTGGAGTAAGTCTTATTGACAACGAGACATTCATTACGATAAAATTAGATGAAAGATCATTCATACGAATGACTCATGATGAAAAATTAAATGCAGTTAAGTATGTATCTATGGTAAAAAAAGCCTTAGAGATGGAGGGTGCTATTGTGCTGGTAACTAGGGAGCCGTTACGATGATTAGTAATATTATTAAATCTTTTATTTGTGTATTTAAAGATCATATTTTTATTGAGGTTGGCAAATGTCCATTTACAGGAAATAATTATAAAATGTGTACAAGATGCCAAGAAATGGTAACAGCATAATGCAAACATTTTTACCATCATCAAATCCAGTAACTACAGCACGTTGGCTTGATAACAAACGACTCAATAAACAAATACTTGAGTGCTATCAAATACTAAATGTCCTATCTGGCAAATCTCCTACTGGTGGATGGCGCAACCATCCTGCTGTGCTAATGTGGAAAGGATATGAGCGTGGACTATGGCACTATGTACAGGCTATGGTTCGTGAAGCAAAGACTCGTGGTATTCGCACAGAAAATAATGAGGCTAATCTAAATAGATTAAAAAATATGTGTTGGAATCAATGGGGCAATAAAAAGCCATCATTTTGGGATGATACCAGTAGGCTAATGCGTGTTATTACAACACATAAAGCAAATCTATTTGACAAAGATCCAATGTACTATGCAAGTTTTGGTTATGCTAAACATAGTCTATATAATCAACCATGCTGTAGTACATGCAAATATTATTGGGTAACACATGACGATACTAATATCAATAGCAAGTTATAGAGATCCTGAATTAGTTAGGACTATTAAATCTGCAATTGAAAATGCAGCAGATCCAGATAGTTTAGTTTTCTCTGTAGTTATACAGGATTTTCCCGCTGATACCCCAGACCTTTCTTGGGTTAAGAATCTATACCTAAAGACTATGCACCCAAGAGAAGCAAGGGGTGCGGGGTATGCAAGAGCAATTGCGATGGAACAATATCAAGGTGAAGACTATTATCTACAAATAGACTCTCATACATTATTTGCAAAAAACTGGGATAAACTTTGTATTGATCAACATAAAAAGGCACAAGAAATATCTAAAAATAATAAAATAATTCTTTCTTATTTTCCATTGCCATATCACGTTGAAAGCAATAATAAAATTAGTTATATTACAAAAGATAAAGATAAACCTGCGTATCCCACAAAGCAGGAACCAAGTTTAAATAGGCGTAATGAATGGACAGCAAAAAGATTAGAGTTTTCTGATCGTCAAAGAAAAATGCCAGAGCAATCTAGTACAGTTTTGGCTGGTTTCATTTTTACAACAGGTGATATAGTTAAAGAAGTTCCATATGACCCAGAGATATCTTTCTTTGGGGAAGAAATTTGTTTTGCCATGAGAGCATGGACAAGAGGGTGGGATATATATTCTCCATGTGTTGATATTCTTTATCATTTTTATCATAGAGGAAACTATAAAAAGATTTGGAAGGATCGCAATATAAGAAGAATGTCTTGGAAAGAAATAGAAGATATTTCTAAAGATAAGCAAAGACGTGTTTTGTGCGGTATAGAAAATGGTATGTTCGGTGCTGGCAACTACAGACATATTAAAGCATATGAAAAATTTGCAGGGGTAGATTTCAAGAAAATGTATGGTTTGACAACTAACGACAATGAGAGTACAATAGTACTAAGAGAGAAGGTATAAATGGAAATTGCTCTTGTTATCCTGAGTGTCTTAACACTATCATTTTTAATAGCCTATCTATCGGTTGCAAAAAAATTAAATACAGTTAGTCAGGGTTTTGCTCAATTATTTCTTACTCATAATACTTTAAGAGAAACTTTAGATCATACCCCAACAAAAACAGAAGAAGATATTCATAAAGAAAACTTTATAAAGTTTTTATCTGATTCTCGTGATTGGGCTTTTGATTATATTGAAGAAGTACAAAGTGGATTAGATAAGTTTATAAAAGAGGTTGAGCCAGAACTAGGCTATTATAATAAGTTTGGCGCAGTCGTGGAGGGAATGATTTCCCCACACGATAAGGCTCTTAAAAAAATATCAAAAGAGTTTGAAGAATTAAAAAAACTTCTTCCAGAGGATGCTAGTGATAGACGCTAGAGGAATTCCCACATGCACATGTCCAAATTGTGGAGGTGTTTTATTTAGAGCGTTAATTTCTTTTGATCCTGAAACATACACAGTTGGCATGTATCATTTAGATATTCAGTGTCATGATTGTGGCGCTTTGGCTACAGCACCAACACCATTAGATAATCCTGAGAAAGATAAAAATGAAAAATAAAAAAGTATTTTTTATACCAAAAAATCAAGACGTTCATGACTGTATTAAAAGTCCTGGCTCTGCCAAAAGATATATTCCAAAATGGTTTAAAGATATGCCAGCACTTTTAGAAAATAAAAACAATGCTGGAACAAGTGGAACAGCAAAAAAGTGTTTACCATTTACCGATTCCTTTTTAATGGGATATATTCAAGAACTTGCTTGCGATATTGAAATTAAATATGATGGCTATGATTCAACTACGAATGAAGACATTATAAAATACTCGTGGTCTGGAAATTTTAGACCTCTTTCAACTAGAAGCGAAGAGCACAATGCAAAAAGAGTATTTCCAGATTTTGAAGGATATTACAGGGCAGAGTTTCATTGGAATACTTTATGGGAGCCAGAAACACCTCCTGGGTATAGTACGCTATATGTTCATCCATTAAATAGATTTGATCTTCCCTTTATGACAATGAATGGAATAATAGATACTGATAAATGGAGCATAACTGGACCATTGCCATTTTTAATTAAAAAAGGTTTTGAAGGTATAATTCCCGCTGGAACCCCAATTTATCAAACAATTTTTATTAAAAGAGAAGTTTGGAATTCTGAGGAAAAACAATATGAAAGAAAAAAACAATTAACTATGGAACATAATGTAAGAAAGTTTTTTAGTGATGGATATAGGAAAATGTATTGGTCAAAAAAGGAGTATAACTAATGAAAGATATATTATTATCAACAATAACAGGTTTTGGATGTGGCGTAGTGTTCGCAGCATTCAAATTGCCAGTTCCAGCACCGCCAGTATTCGCAGGGGTGGCAGGAATCATAGGTCTTTGGGCTGGCTATGCTATACTAATTAAAGTTCTATCCTAGGAGGACAAAATGGAACTAAGTAAAAAGAATAAAGCAATGCTTGCATCATATGCTCGTTCAGTAGTAGGTGCAGCATCAACTCTATACATTGCTGGAGTAACAGATCCAAAGGATCTTTGGGCAGCGCTTGTTGGCGCTCTCATTCCAGTAGCAGCACGTGCAGTAAATCCAAACGATGTAGCATTTGGTCGTATGCCAAAAGCATCTGAGGTTGAAGAGGCTCTTAAGGCTGCAAAGCCAAAGAAGAAGGCTGCTAAGTAATTTAGTTAGTCATAATGGGGCGGGTCTAGAAATAGACTCGCCCTATTTTAATATCTCAAAGTATTTATTTTTTAAAACATCAACAGAAAAATTATTATATCCAATATCAAATGCCTTTTTCTTTTCCTGTAGTTTATCTGCACTATTTATATAATCATCAATTAATTTAGCAAGCAATTTTGGATCTGCTTCATAAACATCAATCATTGTTCTTGCTTTAAACTCATTTATTTTTTGCGACGGTACCAACCATTCCTTTGGCAATATCTTATTATTAGGAGATATATCTGTCATAAATACAGGTAGTCCAGATAATAATGCTTCATTCATTGGAAGGCATAGTCCTGCATACCGTCGTGGTAAAACCATAGCATCAAAGCCATCATAAAGATCTTCTTTATTTTCTGGGCTATTTGTATCAATGGACAATCTACTGTCAGTTTTATTAAGGTTTAGTGGAGATTGAGTCTTGATAACTATTTGGTAATCTGCTTTAGAATGCTTTAACATTTCTATAATAGTATTAGTACCATTACGATCTAGATGGGCAGCCTTACCACCAACATGTAATAATCTCTGATAGCCTTTACTTAAGTTATTAGCCTTTACCTTAGAAAAGCCATCATGCGTAGTTGGCGGGGGTAGATGTATTACCCTAGCCTTAGCCCCAAAAGCCTCTGTAACAGCCTTAAAACCCCATAAACTGGGTGCTAATAGAACGTCTGGCAACGCCATTTCTGGCCTTTGCAGGTAGTCTAAAAACTCATAGTTATACTGAAGAACAGTCTTAACATTTTTCCTTTTTGCTAAATCAACAAAATTATTATTATAAAATGTCTCACAAGATAATACAACATCAAGATTTTTTAGGAAGGGTTCAATGTCATGTGGTTTTGGAAAACCCCTAACATGATAACAGTCATAGCCTTTATACCATTCAGGGTGTTGTTTATTTTTATTGAACGGCATAGAATTAATTACCATAACCTTATCAGGTTTAAGCATATTAACTAATTCTCTAGTCTGATTACCAAGACCAGTATTATCAGATCTAGCAATAATTCCTAGTCTCATGAATCCATTTCTTTATATAATTGTTTTAATCCTCTTAGTGTTCCAATGTCCATATATTTACCGCCTGGTTTTACTGCTCTTATATTAGCACTTTCAAGCAACCATTCCTTTAATTGTTTTCCAGGATGCTCTAGTGCTGGATCTAAATATCTAATCATATTTTTTCTAAACATCATTGTTCCCCACATATCTGGGTAATCACAATTTTCTACCTTGTCTTCAGATCCAACTACCTTGTCTCCAGATAATAGAACTTGTCCTACACGACCCTTTAGATCATCACTACATTCCCAAACACCTAAAACCAAATCAGCGTTTGTTTCTTTCATCATTTCTTTATAAATATTCACAGGTGCATTTAGTATATAAGTATCTGGCATACCAACAAGCACGGTATCATTATAATCGCCAATCATAAACTTAACTGCATCAGACATTGTAGATGGTTCACGAACAATTAACTTAATATTCATGTCCATATTTTGTATAATAGGAACCCACTCAGACCTAGTTGATACACGAACTTCGTCACAAACTTCTAGCATTTGTTCTACATGCCATTGAAGCAAAGATCTTTCATCAGATATTGGCAAACAAAACTTTGGTATACCACCGATTCTAGATGCTTTTCCAGATGCTGGTAAAACTCCTATGGTATTCATTATTTTAGCCCATACTTTTTCTTTAGTGTTGGTATATCATTTACTGGCCAATAGTCTAAAGATTTTGTTGGATCATTAAATGGATACTTGTATTCTCCCCAACCTTCTCTTGTCCTAGTTCCACCCCACTTAGCCTTAAAATAGTCATGAAGAGGATCAATATTAATTCTTAGTCCGTCTATTGTTGCACCGCCGTCTATTTGACACGTTACATCAACTTCCGCTGCTGCAGCATTAATTCTCATAACATAACTTACAGGGGTATTAGAATGTACAAACTGACTACGCCAGGAAACTATAAGATCTGAATCAGGATTAGTTATAAACTGTTCTTCAAGTAGTCTACATCTATGATCCCAATCGCAATCATCAAAATTATATGGATAAAAATTTTCATCAAAATATCCGATTGCTGCAACTAGTTTTTTATTTATGCCACAAAGATGCCAACCGTGTTGAGTTCTAAACATTAAACCATTAAAATCTTTAAGCATATCAATAATATGTGAGAAGGGTTGATTAAATAGCATAGAAGATGAAACAACAAAAGTCCAGTCGTGATTCTTTTTTAATGCTATGTTCCAAGATCTTGAAAGACCAATGTTTTCTGATTGATACTCTACCTGAAAACCATATTTCTTTTCAAATACTTCACACTCTCTATTTCCGCTATTGTCTATTAGTAAAACATTTTTATCTCGTATAGACTCCATGCAGTTATAGATTCTTTCTGTTACTCTATAAACAGGTATACAAATTAAATAATCAATTTCAGTATCTGTTTGCATAAATATAACCCCCTCTTTCTGGACTACCTAGTATTTCAATGCCAAATTGTTTTGCAAGTTTTTCCACCATCTTACCAAAACTTCCATCAAAAGACTTATCAAATTCAAGAACTAATCTTTTAATTTTTGCTAGAGTTTCTGCGGGCGTATTAATGATGAGATCAAACTCTGCACCTTCTATGTCTATCTTCATTACATCAACCTCTTTAATATTATGTAAAGAAAATAACTGTTCCATTGTTAATGCAAGAACATCTGTTTTTGTTTCATTTTCTAAATTTACAATACTGCTGTTTCCACCACGATTACTTATTGATACCATTCTTTCTTCATGCCAGATAGCATTTGGAACTACAGTGACGCTGTAGGTTATATTGTTTTGTATGTTTTGATTTAATAGTACAAGATTATTTGGCTCTGGCTCTACAGAGATAACTCTAATTTTATTAGAATCATTTCTATTTCTATTAAAACTATCTACAAACAAACTGACAGCCCCTATGTTTGCTCCTATGTCAACAAAAACGCCTCCTCCATTAAACTGATCACTTGATATTCTGTAAACATTCTCTAACCAAGTTTCACCGACAACTTTAAAGTCTAAGTCGTGCTGATAACTTGGATCTTCTTCATGTTCCCGAATTGCAAAACTATAGTTATAATGATTTATACGAGAAGTCATATCTTTAACTCCTTTAGTATGTATTCCCATCTATTTTTATAGGTATAATTTTCTTTTACCAATTGATGACCTGCTTTTCTTATTTCTTCACGTTCTTCATCATGCTCGATATAGTAATCAACCAATTCTTTTAATTGTTTAAAGTTACCATATTCATAAAACACTAAATGTTTTTTATCTTCAAATTCTTTTTCCATGCCTTTTATATATGGATGAATAATAAAACCACCACGCCCAATAGTTTCATAAACACGGTCCGACCAATAGTCTGGGTATTTAAAATCTATACAAAGTGTATCTCCTACAACTACTTTTGTTGTCCAATATAATTTGTTTAATTTTAATCCACGGACTGCTGGCTTACCACCAGTTCCAAAGTGTTCAAAGTTTGTTCCATAAGTTTCTCCAAGCCAGTTAACTAGTTTTGGCCTATACTGCCATTCCTTGTGATACTGTTTACTTCCAACAAAGACAACATCTCTTTGCATACCTGCTGTCTTTAAAATACACTCTTGATCAAAAACTCCAGCAGGGAGATAGTGTCCTTTTACTTTTGTTTTTTGATTAAACCAGTCTGCCATTTTTTTATCTACTGTAAAAAAATGTTCTATGTGTTTATATACTGGATGATTATTTAAATCTTTTTGTCTTTGTAAACCAAACCAAAGATCAAGATGGTATGTCATTGTTGGTATTTTATAATCTGCGAGGGTACGAAGAACCTGCCCCATTTCATATCTTCCAGGAGTATTCCAACCATGTGTATGAATCCAAATAAATAAATCAGCATCTATTGCTGCTTTTAATATTTGATCACTCTTGGCTTCAGTTTCTTGCATTCTTGTTACTTTATGGCCCATTGACTCTAGTGTTTTAGCATGATGACTTTCACTAGTATAGTCAACTCTAAAGTTGCCAAGAAAAACAATTTTAGCCAAGATTACCCCTTTTAAACTATTATATCATTATACTGTACACTATTCTTTTGGAGTTTCTTGCTTCACTGTCCCTGGCCTTGGCTTTCTATTAATTATGTTATCCTGTATGCCACGCCAATAAACGTAATAATAGTTAAAATCAAACGAGAATGTTTTCATATGTTGAACCATTGCACCAGTATGTACATACAACTGTATTCCAGCCTTTTTTAAATACCTACAAAATGCAACATCTTCACTAACAAACTTAGCGCCAGGATTTTGTTTTTCTCCAAATACGGAATAACCCTGTGAAACTTCTTTAACTTTTGGAATAATCGACTTGTGCATCAAGACTAATCCAAATCCTGTAATGTCTGCTGGTATTACTTGATTTTGTGGAAATGGATGAATGGGTTGTGTTAAAAACTCATCGCCTGTTTCCATATACATTGCAGGCAACGGCTCCATAAGTGTTTGTTCATTTTCATTGCTAACAAAATATAATCCAGAAACAACTGGTTTTGTAATCTTATCTGCTGTATCCCAAATCATTTTAAATACTTGTGGTGTAACAATAATGTCCGAATCAATCCAAAGCAACCAGTCTGTTCCCATTTTTTCCCACGCATCAAACAATGCTTGGCGCTGTCTTGCAATTTGATTACCATTTACACGAAGATGATTTACTACATTGATGCCAGCCCTTTGCGACTCTGTCATTGTTGCAATGATAGCAGTAGCAAACCTTCCTTCTACCATTCCGTTATCACACCAACCAAAACTAATTGTTTCTTTAATACTGTGTCCAGATGTTGGTTTATCTAATATTTTTTTAGACTTTGACTTAGACATTCTTATGCTCCCTTACATGACGAGATAGCGTGTCATGGGCAAAAATGCCCCATCTTAACTCAATTTCTTTATTGCAAAGATAACAAACAACAACTCTACCCTTTTCCATATTTAGATTATACACTAATCAAACTTAAAAGTCAAATTAGTCTTCCACTCCTCTTGATATTGATGCAGCAGTTTTAAATGCTTTTGTTGTATTACGACTTTTTATTTTACCAGCAATTTTCCAATCTGCGGCGGTATTCTCAATCTCTTTTGCAATTTCTTCTCTCATCTCTTTAATAGTATAGACGAGTAGTTTCCAAACTTCATTACGTTGATCTTCTGTTAGTTCATCAAGAAAATTTTTTTCTTCCATCTTTATATGATACCAGACAAGTGACTATTAGTCAATGAACTCTCTAAGTGTTAATTTATTTTGTTTCCAATATTGTAGAATGGATTCCCTAGATTTTGTGTGTAGTTTATGTGCGCTTGGATTAATATCAGACGGAGTATTTATATCATAAGTAAATAATCCGCAGGCGTATGACTTATCTGTATTACCCATAATAATACTATGATCTACAATAACCTCATCACGATTTATATTTACATTATATTTTTCATCAACTATCATTTTTTTTATGATTAATTGTGCATGAGATCTTTTTAAAATATATAGGCCCGCACTATAATCTGTTTTAAATCTTTTATGCATTTTAACATTTTTTTGACCAAACTGTGTTAAACAAAGTTGTAATACATCGTAATCAAAATAAATTGCGTCCATAAATTCTTGCCAGGTCCAAGGCCAAAATTGCACGGTATCCATAGAAAGATCATCTTCTGCAAAGATAGCATACTCAGTATCGCTAGTATCTAACCAATGCTTAATAGCCTTGAGATGAGACATACATGCAGCAGTCTCTGTTCTTTTAGCAGCCCTTGGATTACTTCTTTCTGAATCATATATATACTGATGAATATTTTCTTGTGCATCAAAAGCATCTATAAAAGTATAATCAGTTACTTCATAATCTTTAAATAATTTTTTCATATGCTCACGCCTATCAGTTCTGCGTAGCAGATTAATTACATATACAGGACCAAACCCACCCAGTTTATTCATTTTATTCCGCTATATAAGAAAAAGACATATGAAATCTGTCCGCTTGTGCTAAATTGAATGGAGAATTATAATCAAATGGTTCATCTTTTGATGCACTAGCCATATCCCATAAACTCATATTAATGCTAGATGGAACTAAATGCCCCTTCAAACTATAGTGATCTATTCCTTGATTTACAACATCATGCACGGATCCACCATAAACATCTGTATGATACTTAGAAGCAAAAGGTAATGTTAAATAATATTGACCAGTTCCAAAGTTTGTTACAGTTGTAAAAACAACATCTATTTGAACTTGAATAAAATTACCAATCTTAATGTAATATCCAGACGCAGGTGTTCCAGTATATGTTAGTCCTGTTGCAGACCAAACTGGATTATAAGAGTTAATGTTAGTTACAATATCTGCAGCATTATAAGGCCCAATTGCAGGATGCGTAAAACGTGCCACTACAACTCCAGGCTTGTAACAATTGTTGAAACATACATACCAGATGTTGATGCTATTGCATATATTGCATCTTGTCCAGGTAATTCAAATGATATTGAGTGATTTGGCAAAATTCTAAAACCATAATTACTTGATGTTAAAGACGCATCCCCACCAAGATATATATATCCTGCATCATTACTATTTTGTATAGTAAAGTCTAGTCCAGAGTGTGTACCGTTAGGAGATAGTCTTAATGGCGTTGATGGGCTAAGTTGTTGTCTTGCATATGCTGTCATGTTATTATTATATCACTCCTGTTTTAAGTATTTTGACTATATCTTTAAACTTATCAAAATCACAAACGTTTCTGCCAAAGTTTGCAAAGCGGGTACAAATAACAATGTTATCTTTTGTATAATCACCATTTACATCTATCTTATCAATAGATGGGGCAAGAGGATGTTTAGGCATCCAGTCTGGATGGTTTTTATAAAGTAAGTCTAAATCAAGATCAACTCCGAACCAATAGCACTTACCGCCCTGCTTATTCCAAATTTCTTCAAGTTCTTCTGGTGTCACATATATTTTTGCAGGATGCCAGTTTTGTGAGTTAGGTCCTGAAGCACCGCCGACAGATGATCCAGTCTTTTCCATTCGGCGCTTATTAGTAGAAGAATTAATTAAAGTCCAGTTGCCGCTATTATCCTGGCGAACGCCGTTAGATAAAATAGTAGACCAAAGTTTTTTGAAATAATTTCTTTTCATAGTTTTTAAGTTCGGCGGAAAATAGAATGATACAACCACCATTTGGCCCTTTACGGGCCAATATGGTTAAATATCTTCTCTATCCTCAATATCTATTTTATAGAATGTTCCATATTTCATGTAAAGTGGCATAAAAATACTGTACATTGAGGATGCAAGTTTATAGCGCAATCCAAAGTTTTCTTCTTCTTCAAGGATTGCAACTTTCATAATTGCCCATCCACCAATTTCACCAAATATGTTTGCTATCCACCGAAGTGGAGGACGAGAGTTATCTACTCTCTTTGTCCTCCAACCTTCGATGTAGTCATCTTCATGACGCATATATTATTTCCACGGATCCTCAGTGGATGATGCAGCGACTGCTGCTGTGTTCTTTTTTGCAAGGCTATAGGATGTTACTCCAATAGATTCTGCCCTTACATCATATGAACTACGTGTTGAGCCATCTGTCTTGTCTGTCCAAGTATCTTGATAGATAGTGCCACGAATAATTACTTCTTGGCCCTTCTTTACTGTGGACAATGCCTGCTCGGCAGCCTTATTCCACATCTTAACTGTCCACCAAGATGTGTCCTTATCTACCCATTCACCATTTGCATTCTTTACACGATCACTTGTGACAACACGGAAACGAATTCCCTTGTCACCGATCTTTTCTGGTTCTGTGCCTAGACGGCCTACTAATGTAATTTCTGGATTCATTGCTCTCTCTTTTCTATAGTTACGCTTTTCCAGCACTTATAGTTTAACATACATAACAAAGTATGTCAACTATTCGTATGTTTTTTTCTTCCATTGATTATTTTTGTAATAACCAAAAAATTTTCTATTTGAATTTTTAATAACCTTATCAGACTTTTCAATTAATGAATTATCTTTTTCTATTTTCCAATTTTCTCTTTTAAAAGGAATAACCTGAGCAATTGGCGTACCAGCCTCAAGAACACCAGAGAAACCCTCTTTAATAAAAAACGGTATAACTCCAGGAGGCATAACTGAATCTGAATCAATAATTCCACTTAATGTAAAAAATGGTAAGTCAATCCTATTATTAGGATGTGTAACTAGTATAGAATATCCATTTGGTGTTTCAATAGAATATGGGTTTTGCCATACATAATGATACTTAGAACATCCAATTGGCGTTGGTATTTTATTTAACTCAGTATTTCTAATTCCAATCGGTGCAGGGTTTGCATCACCCCATCTAATATAATGCGATCCATCTGGCAAACTTTCAAAATGAACATCGCACCACAATTCAATCATATATCCACTAGTAATTGAATCAAGAAAGGGCACACAAGATTTTACGTTTTTTACTGGATCATTATTGGTAAATTTTAAATTTTTTATATTATGTGATTCAACATCTTTGTACCATTTAGGAATAAAAGATTTTGCTGGCTTAACCCCTTCGAGAGTATCATCTTTAGATATAAACTTAATCTTTTTAAATGTCATTCGAAGTTTTTCCTTTTCCAAAAATTAGATTTATAGTTAAGTTTTAATCTTTTTCCTTTTGCAACAAGCCAAGCATGAATTAAAGATGTTCTTGCGCTTTCGTCATTACCAAATTGCATCTTCCAAGACTCTCTCTTGAATGGAAATACTTGTGCAATTGGTGTACCTGCTGGTATGTAACCCTCAAATTTATTATCCTTTAAAGTAAATGGAAAGTTAATTGCTCCATGGTAACTATCAGTATCTACAACACCACTAAGAGTAGTAAAAGGAAGATCGTCCCTATGAAGTGGATGAATAACTAAGCATGAATATCCTTTTGGAGTTTCTATGCCCCATGGATTCATCCATTTTGGTACGCTTTCAGTATTTAAGTTTGGATATTTTTCAATTTGTTCTTTAGGATGAAACTCTATTAAATCCATTTCAGAGTGCCACTCATAGTATGGCGAGTTTTCTTTTTGTGTTATAACTAAATCTCCTGCACTATAAATAATATATCCCAAACTAATTGAGTCTAAAAATGGTATGCATTTTTTTACAGTCGGAATTTCGGATCTGTCTAGTGACAAAAAATTTTTCGGAGTTTCTCCCGCAGTTTCTTTATACCATTTAGGAATATCTCTTATCGCTGGCTTGGGTGGAAAACTTACTCTCTGATTCCACACATTAGAAAACTTAATGTTGTTCATCTTTTGATTATACCAAACCAAGTCTTTTTATGTCAAGAAGCAATAATGCCTAGTAGGAAACCTACAATAAATGCACTAATGACAATAGCGCCGACATAGCGTCTTTCAAAATACTGCCTCAATACATTGTCTGCAATTTCTTCTTCAATCTCAACCCAATTATTATCAATGTCTTTTGTAAAGTATTTATCTTTCTTCATATTCTTATTGTCTCACATATGGGCGGGTATGTCAATAAAGACTATACATCCTTATCCCAATAGGCAATACCATCTTCATCATAATCTGAACCTAAAGCCTCAAGTATCTCTTGAATCTTTGGATCAGCCATCATTTCTTCAACGGCTTTTTCTATTTCTGGTCTCATATGTCTATTATACAGAAAGTGGGCAGTTTAGTGCTCATGCCCAGGAGCGCATCCCCAGAAAGGGAGGGACGACTTGCTCCCCCAGAAAGGGAGGGGAGAGAAGACTACCAACCACACAGCGAGCCATCAGTTGTATGCCTTCTATATCCAATTATACACAACTTTGGGCGGGTATGCAAATCAAGGCGGTATGGTAAACTATCCTTAATGATTAACTGTATAACATGTAAGACTAAACTAATACCTATAGTCTATGGTAGATTAGATCCAGAAATCCTAGAAATGCAAGATAAGGGTCTATTGCTGGTTAGTCTAGATAAGTCCAGAAATGCTAATTCATATTGCCCATTATGTGAAGAGGCATATGGGGATTATACAGATACCCCGTCTTTTTCCTGATATTCATGGTCAGAACAAACAGAAAATAACTTTTCTTCTATAGCCTTTATACCTATGGACTTAGCGCCACAAAAATAACATTTAGCCATAAAGCCTAAATTACGTTGGCGCATCTGGTCCAATGCTTCAATAAGCCTTATATCTTTATACCATTGAGTATGTTGACTAGACATATATTGATTATACCAAATCCGATAACATTTCGTAATCTTCTTGGAAAAATGTATTGATAGCGTCAATAGTATTTGGATGTAGGAAAATATCATTTGGCCTTCTGCTTTTATTGACATGACCTAAAGGTATATCGGATACCCCCACATTTTTCTGGATAGTTGGCCAATGCCTATTAATATTTTCTATATTAAATAGATCAACTGATTCATCCAGACGTGAGGATTGGGTTTGTAGATTAAAATGTGATTGGCCATTTGACAGAGATTGTATAAAGCCATTTAGATATGTGCCATTTATAAATGAATCATAATAGTCCAGCATATAGGGCATCTCTTTTTTCCATGAATCTACTACTGGATTGTGTTGCATATTAAAGAAAGATATAAGATTTTTATCATTTATGGGTATAAACCTTGACATTATATTTTGAGAATAATAATATAGGGATATTACTATCTCGATTGGATTTCTTATAGTTGCAAATTTATACATACCCTCCCATTGATCACCTAAATATGATTTTATATCTTGTGCAGATGAATGTTTCCAGAGATGACCATACATGCCCTCTTCTGCTTCACCCCTTGGAGTACTTCCTATAATTATGTCATTGTCAGAAAGAATAGGGTCTAGGGCAAACTCTATTGATGTGCCACCCGTCTTTTCTAAATGGATAAAAACAAAGTTTTTGGAGTGACTTATGATCATGTATTGATTATACATTATGAGATTATTGTCTCAAATACTGGACAAAAAATATTACTGATAATATAATCTTATGACTTGGGTGGAGGAAAGTGGAGGATAGTGGGGGATGGAGCACTCTTTAAGAGGGCGTCGTAATGCTGCAGTTCAAACCAACCCAGTTCCCAAACCCTATATCATATAAAATTTGTTTTGTCAAGTATCCACCATATGAATTTATGTCCACATTATGGGCAAAATTGTCTCAATATTTGATATCAAAATGTTATAATTCTGCCCAAAAATTGTGGAAAAGTGTAACAAAAAGTTATAAAACATATGCAAAATATCCAGAAAAATATCAAAAACTTTCAGGGATATTTTTATGTTCTTCGTAATGTTTTATATAGGATGTATTGTATATATAGAGATTAGGATATGTTTTTCTGTATACCCCGCCAAACTTTCAGGGATTTTTTGAAGAGGCTTCTTAATGTTTTTTAGGATAATTAGAAATGCCCCGCCGCAGGTCGGCGGCAAAAGGGCGGGGTATAAAAAGAATTGACAACTATTACCTATAAGAGTATACTATAGACAATTCTGATTTGACAAATAGAAAATAATTTGATAAAAGGTTTTGGGGATTTTGGGGATATTTCGTAATCTTTCGTAATAAAATGTTTTGGATATAGAATTTGAAATAGGGTGGCCGACCCGTTATTTCTCTCCATTCAATTTAAACATTTCAATTAAAGAATTATATGTTCCATCTAAATCTAATTCTAATGCAGCACACAATAGAGAAAATGTTTCATCAATATATTTTATACCCTCGTCTGTTGGCGCAGCCAAGTCAGTATTAATTAGATAAGCAAGGGGCAGCCCCAAGTCATTATAGGTTACAAAATCTTCAAACTCGTCCTGATCCCTATAATTTATCCAGAGGTCTGCCAGAATAGCAACCTTATTGGAAAAGTCCGTCGCCATAATATTTACCTTGCTCTCTATATTCTGCTGTTGTCTTATTATACTCTGTTGCTTCTAATATTTCCAATACCCTCGCATAAACTACATAAGGATTAGATAGGGCAAGATGTTTTCCTACCGCTTCCAAGTCCAAAGAAAAATCAGATACCAACCTGCCAATGGCAAGGGCAACCTTCTCCTCTTTGGAAGGAGGCATTCTTAGTCCAAGTCTTCTCATCATAGCCTTTCATTGTATCAAAGATGTTGGGGGAGCGCAAGCCCTACCAAAACCTGCGCTCCACCCTTGTGCTCGTGAGGTGACCCCTCAGCCTCACGGTCCAGGCCTAGTTCACCACGCTAGGCTCCTCATATAAAACAGGTCCCATATGATAACTAACAAAATCTTCAAATGAATGAATGCCAGTCTCATCAATAACAGTTTTAGTAATTAAGTTGATTTCAATATCTGGATGGTCTCCTCCATAGGCACCGTCGCTATTGCTAGCCCACAGACCAAAGCCTGTTTCCTCTGCCCACTGGTCTCCAATCAACTGCGACACAATAATACGTGTTGCATATGCTGTATCATTCCATCTAGGTGTTGCGGCATGTAATGCATTGGCAAGTAATTTAAATCTATCATAGCCACCCCAGTGACTGTATAAATTTACAGATAGGTCGTTATCCTGTCTGATTGTATAAACTATTCTATCTCCCATGGTATTTCCCTTTCTTGTTGGTTTGCATTAATAGTATCAAAGTTCAGCGGTATTGTCAATTGCTCATACATTAGATCTATTCCCTCTCTGCTATAGCAAATGATAATTGATACGTAAGGCCATATAGGGCACCTAGGGCGTCCGTATAACCTTCCCAGTACTTGCGTTCCATGGATTCCATTGCGTCTGAGTAGTCATTCTCTTCCTCAATCTCACTAGCCATAGTTAGTTGGTCTTCAGCCTCTAGCATGAGCACCTTGATGTGCCCGTGCATAATATCAAGACCGCTGCTACCAAGGTCCACCTGCTTCTGCAGATGTGGTTCTAGTTCTGTTGTAATTGGTTGCATTAGAGCATTTCCTCCATTGTTTTTAAAAGGTAGCGAGCAGAAAGAATCTGCCCTGACATATGATTATATTCAAAGTCCAACTCATTATAGTCCTTAGAGGCAGGGTCTAGCAACTCCATTTCTGAAGCAATCCCTTCAAGGTCTTGTTCTAAACTAATTACATGTATCTTTGTATATTCAATTAATTTATTCATTGCATATGTCCTTCCGCTAATAGACCTTCTAACAAATCTAATGTATTGTCAATGGCCTTAGATACATCTTCCCTATCAATTACTTTTCGGCGGGAAACATAAACTAATCCATTAATCATTTCTTCTACATCTTCTACTTTATACCCCAACATAAAATTCATCTCCTTCTTTATATCCATAATATTCATTATATGATTGTTTTACATTATCAGGTGCAAATTGAATAAATCTAAATTCAGCATATTCCGTGCCTTCATCTAGATTAGAATCGTTCCATTGTTCAAATAAATGTTGTTCAATATCTACTTGAATAGCACCTAGGAGGTGTTCTCCTAATGTATCTGTAAATGCTTCCATTACGCTTCCGCCTTTTCTGTAGATTCTGATTGTACAGCATGGGTCTGACATTTTTCATCAGGTTCTCCCCAACCACAATTAGGACACATATCCCATTGGCACTCCTCACAGTAAGGTGTCTCATCCTCTGTGTGTTCACAGTTACGGCACATCCAACCATATTCTGAAATAGATATTTGTTTGCCACGGAGGAACTCAGTCTCGCCACCCCAGCCTGTTTCCTCTTCATAAGATAAAGTAAATAGTAAATCAGGGTATTGTTCAGATAATTTAGAAACGGCAGGAAGCGGAGGAGCCCAAGCAGTATTAAAGTTATAATGAACTACATAGTTACTACCATTTTCTGCTTCCTCCATATTAGTATCAGGATACTTATTATCACTAGATACAGCAACATCCCATTTAGTTCCCCAATTACGAACATTGAAGTCATACCAGTTCTCGCCCTTGAATAACATCTGCTCTTCCATAGGCAATGAATGGTCAGATTGTTTATTATATGCTTCTATATTAGTAGGAGCAACAATATTCCAGAATGCAAATACAGGATTACTATAAATAGTATCTAGCATTTCCATTTGCTGTGTTTCCATATTCCATTGGTCATGCTGACGTTGGAATGGTTTATTTAGTTGTGCCTTGATAGCAGAAATATCTTCTGTGCTACCCTCTATGGATAGAGAGTTATAACACCAGTTTGGCATTATAGGTCCTTTCTGATTGGTGTATTATTGTATCTTAGATAGTATAAAATCGCAAGCATCCAAAATACCTTCGGCATAATCATAAAGGGTTGGGTCGTTGTAGCCCATACTCTCTAAGTCCTCAGCATAAGTCTGCCTGTAATCTTGTATTAGCGTAATGATTTCTTTGGTGTTCATAATCTAATTCTCCCAAATTCCGTGATTTTTGTCAAGCCCTCATAAAGTGATTTAGGACACATGCCCCTCTGCAAGCAACCCTAGCAATAGATCTTCTAGTTCTCTTAAAACCAGGGTATCCTCAGAAGCAAACTTAGTATCTTTTATATGATGATGAATAGTATAGTTAAGAGTTGTATACATATTCTCTACTTGTTCTTTTGTATAGCCTAACATTTTATATCCCTTTCTTTGGTGTAAATTAATAATACCAAAATTTCGGGAAATTTTCAAGTCCTTCGTAATTAATTTTTTTAGAAAAATAATATGGATATTCTTAATAAAAGGGACAAAACGGACAGGACGGCCCGCATTTTCAATTTATGATCACGGAAATTTTAACAAAAAAAATTGAACAGTTTATACTCATGTTCAGGAGTTGAATTAGTTTATACCAATTCTAAAGTATTTTTTACAATACTTAGCAAACGATTTTTTTCTGCGGTGATTGTCGCATCAAAACCAGAAGCAGCAGCAAGTAGAGATTCGTTAGAACCACCACGAGCAGAACGATACCAATCTAAACGCTCAGTAAGCGCATTGAAAGCACCCCAAGCAGTATTAGCAATCATGCCGTTATACTGTCCTGTATAAATATCGTTGATAACATCAACTTTATTTTCCCACTTCTTGATTGCGCCCTTAGCATCTTTCTCAGGCTTAGGATAAGCAGCAAGAATAATGTCGTTGAATTGACCAGCAGTGATTTCTTTCTGAATCATGGCGTGTGCCATAACATCGAAAGCATCCATGTATTTATTAGCAAGACCAAGAGTCTCACGAGCAACAGCAATTTTACCTTCTGCTGTCTGAGTATGACGAATCTTGAAAGATTGCTTGATAGCATTCTTGCCACGCTTAGAGCCTAGCGCAAGATTTAGAGTGTTAGCGCACACAACACGAACAGGTGTAATGCTTGCTTGAATAGCGATAGAGCCATCATGTGATGTGTTGATGAGAAGATAAGTCTTTACCTTATCTGCGACACCCGTAGGGTCTAGCACTGTCTCACGCTCAAGAGCAAGAGAGCCAAACACTACACGCCCACCACGAATGGAACCAGCGGTTTCCCATCTGCCACCACCATCTAGAATGTTATCGCCAAAAGCAAATAACTCTTCATTTTGAACGGGTACATAACGCTCACCAACAATTCCCAAAACATCTGTCTGGGATTTATTAGTAGGATTATCACGCACTACATATTGATAAGATTTATCTGATGTAAGTGTAGATGGAATCTGTAATTCTTCTAATCTAACATTCCAGTTATTTAGATTAGCAGCAGACAGCATTTCTGCTGTATTTTTTTCTTCTGTGAATACTGTGCCTAGACCATGCCAAGCAGGCTCACGGAATGATGCGAATGAAGCAACGCCATTTTGCGTTTCTAGTTCATGTGCCATTTTTATTTATTACCTTTCTTTAGTGATTAGTCAATCTTAGCAGACAGGGCTGACAAAGTCAAATAGTCTTAGCAAATATGGGGATAAAACGGACATTTCTTAATTGTGAGAAAGATCACACGGGCCGTCTCGCAGCGGGGAATTTGAGGAGCAGTTTTAAAACATGCTCAGGTTTTTTCGGATAGCCCCCTATCAGAAATTAATCAACACGTGAAATATGGTCAACTTCTACATCCACTTCAACTTCATGTGAATGTGAATCTGCATAAACAGTTAGGTCCATGTCATCAATGTCGAAACTTGCAAGGTCTGAAAGTGCAACTAATACACGTCCAGTAATTGTTGCTGTTGCTTCAAATTCAATTTCCTTGGTAGGATTGAATCCAAAAATTTCACAGATAGCAGAAACAATATCTTCTGAATCCATATCAAGATATTGTTCTAGGTCATTCTCTAACCTAGCAACCTTACCTGATAGGTCATTCCATTGCTTAGTCCAATAACGACCACGGTCTAGTGTATATTCTAGGTCATTGACTTTTGTTGTGGGATAGGTTGCTACTCCATCTTCAATAACTTTATATGTTACGAGTTGGTTAGCATTGTAGTGTTCAGGCACTACGATTTCATTAGTTGTTGTTTCCATTTGTTATGTCCTTTCCTAGGGCATCCATTTCTTTTATTGCTTCCAGCATATCGCCTATCTGACTTTCTGTCAAGCAGGCATGAGTAACTAAAGTAGCAGTCATCGCTGACAAGTGAGCGGAATATCTAAAGAGTGCTTTCGCAAACTCTTCTCCAGTCATATCGCTTCTATGATAATACAAAGAAGAAGCCATATCCATAACTTCTTCATCATGAACTGCCTCTGCGGTTGCGTTTTGTATTGCTAATGCGGTTGATATCATTAGGGCTTTCCTTTCTTTTGGTGTATCTTAAGTCTAGCAGAGATTAGGGGAAAATACAAATCCTGTCTTAAGGTTTTTTGTGATAAAAATCACAGGGCCGCCCCGCATTTTTTTATAGAGCAGTTTTACATCATGCTCAGGATGAAGGTTTCTCAGGGGACTTTCGCAGATAGATCTGCCTTGAACTCAGAGAAACAATTTTGTTAGTAAGTCTTTACCATAGCAAATCGTTGCTGACCATTTGCCAAGCGAAGCATTACACGAGTTACATTTTTGCTTTGTGGAACAAACTTTTCAATTCGTCCTGTAACACCTGTTTTAGAAGTAGTAAATAAATCTCCTACTTGATAAGTGTATCCGCCTAATGTCATTTGTTTTACCTTTCTGTTTTTGGGGTTTTGTTGTGAGCAGTTTTATTTCATGCTCAGGAAAGTAATTTTACAAGTATCTTGCGATAGCGTTGTAAGTGGAGGTGCTTACGACTTCCTCATCTGTCATCTTGAGAATACGAATTGCGTTCTCAATTTCTTCTACCATTTCCTTGTATTGCCACTCATGGTAAGTGTCAAAGTCTTTAGTAGGTTCAGCAGGAAAATCTACTACTGATGATTTAGGCAAATCAAAATCAACATTTATAGAGCCGTTGTAGCGAACATTAGCCCGTAGATTTTCTGCCTTAGAGATTTGAGCGAGAGCAAGTTTAGCAACATCTTTGAGCCACTTTTCGTGAGCCTTGTTGAACTTTTCCTCGTTGATTGTTTGGTTAGCCTTATCTTTCTTGATTTGTGCTAACTTAGTTTCTAAAGCCTTGATGACTTTAGTTGTAGCGATTTTCACGCTAATAGCCTTTTGTCTTGCCATTTCTTTCTTGCCTTTCTGTTTGGTGTTTTGGGGTTATCCTATACTAGCATTTTCTAGTAAAGAAATCAAATTGAGCAGTTTAGCCTTGACTTGCTCAGGTCAGGTTAGCATTTGCTAATTAGTTGGCTTTAGGTGTCCACATTGTCCAGCGTGTCTGACCTTCTACATCAAGACGAACACGGACATTTCCATTTGCCTGTGGCACGATTTCCTTGATAACACCTGTCACCTTTGTCTTTTGTGAGGTGTAAGTGTCGCCTACCTTGTATAGTGCTGTATTTACTGCCATTTTTCTTTCTCCTTTGTTAGTTGGTTTTTACTGCTTATGGTATTTATTATTTCATTTATTTTTTGCTTTGTCAAGTCCATTTCCCTAAAAATCTCATTATTTGAGATTTGTGAGATAAATCACTTTCTATGCCCCATGCCTGCCATGAGCAGGATAAAGACTACTAAACTAATTATGAATAAGTCCATGCTACCCCTTACCTTTTCTTAGCACTAAAGACTATGTCTGCCTTTTCATAGACACACAAGGAACATTTTACACAAGCACTACCCTCTTTGTCAATTAGGGGAATAGCCTTTTTATTTTCAGGGCATTTGGCTCCAGGCTTGCCAATCATTGCTTTCATATCTTCCTGGCCAATTGCGAAGGTATCTGCAAGGTATGCTAAACGAATACCCTTTTCTTTATTAAGACTAATAGCAATCTCTTTGTTATCTTTATCAGTACTAAAATAGAGAGATAAGTTTTCAATACCCTTGAGAATATTGGCGGCGGAGGGTACACGAGTATAAACCCAAAATTGAATATCAGGATTATTTAGCACTATATGCTTCCATACGAATGCGTACTCATCGCTAAAGAAATCTCCGTCCCAGTGGATACGAAATAACTTTTGAGCGTCTCTCTTCTCACAATCTTTTTTGAAATCATCTATCATTTCTTGCAATAGATTTTCCATAGTATCATGGTCTGCGTCTTTTAATAAATTCCAATTGTGTATTAGTGTATCTCTAACACCTTTGTAAATCTTTTCTAATTTCCCTGCATAACACACGCTAGCGCACGTAGGTGTTTGGCTAGGGCATGAGAAATCTTTTCCAGCGGGTAGGCCAAAAGTATTTGCAATAGTAGGAGTTTTACCATTAGGAGAAACTGCATTTGCTACCTTGCGGTCATTGCTTCTTTTTAATTTCATAGGGTCCCTTTCTGACTTAATAATAACAAAAATCTAAGCAAAAGTCAATTTCTTATGCTTAACTTTTCGGGAATATTTTTTCTTATTGCGTAATGGGCGAGCAGCATTAGATCTGCGTAATTCCATTAAACGCCTTAAATCTTCCTTAGTTTTTTTATACATAAAATAATCTTATCATAAAAATATTTGGGAAGCAAATCAGGAGGTTCGTAACAAATCGGACATTTCGGGCGGGCCGCCCCGCAACGGGGAATTTTTATTCTAAAATAAATAATTCAAATTGCTCATCATCAGTTATGTCTACAATTTCTTTTTCACCAAATTCATTTTCATAGGTGACGACAAAACCAAATCTCGCTGGCGCAATTTCAATTAGTTTTACAATTTCATCATTCAAACCAATTAGATCTCCAACTTCTAATTGGTCTGCGTTGAGAACATCTACTAAACGATAATCCATAGTTAGCATTATAGCCTCTATTTTATAGTTACTTTGCCATCAACATAGAAATTTTTTGTATACATTTTTCCTGTTGGGTCTGTGAGATTATAGGTTGCGTATTCTTTAGCGTTGCCACTATCTTTACACAATTCCCAAACACGGGCGGCATCAGTAAAGTCAGCAATTCGGTGAGTATTGTATAACTCTCCGTCATAGTAAGTAGTTATTACATACATATATTCCATCTTAGTATTCCTCTCTTTCAATAATCCACGCATCAAGGTGGTGTTGTTCAATAATAGCGTGTGCTGGTGCGGTTGTCAAACCTTTCCACGATACCCCTTCAGGTAGCGGAATCTCTGCGTTCCATAGTCCTAAATCATTTACGGCATCTATGGCTTCAACACAAGGTTGAACCATGATAGGCGGAACGGGTGGGTAATGATTAGCAGACAAGTGAATTCTAATCTGTTGCTCAATAGCCATGTCATCAAATAAAGCAAGGTCGTGTGCGAAAGTGCTTCCCATATTAGTTAGCCTCCTGTGTCAAAAATAATTCTGGCTCACTTAGTAAGCCATTATCCCAAATAACTTCTCCTTCTTCAAGGATTAGTCCATAAGGATTACAAACGCAATCCTCAACATCAAAGTCTTCGCCATTAGCCCAACCCTGATAACCTAGTCCATTACACAAATCGCAATTAGCGATAGTGCGTAGAGCATATTCCAATTTATCCATTTTTTATTTCCTTTCTTGATAAATAAATCCTAGCATAGTGGTCTGACAAAATCAAACCGCCTTGCTGTCCTCAATGCGCCAATAACCTAAATATTTTTCTAGGTCTTTCAAATTTTCCTCTGTGAGGTAAGTGGAGATAACTCCAAAAGCGTATGCGTATTCGTTATAACCTCTAGATTTTGCGTAAGCAATAAGGTCATCAAGTATTTCTTTTTTGTCTTTCATTTTATGTCCTTTCATTTTGTTACTCCGTAAGCCTATCATTTTTCACTGACATTTTCAATTTAGACACGCCCAAAAAATGTGGGGAATTTCACAAAATCCCGTAATTGTAACGTAATTCACATTGTGGATAACCTGTGGATAAGGGGCCGCCCCGTTCGGGCGTGTCGGAATTAGTTGAAACCTCAACCAATTTAGTCAAAGTTTCAACCAATTATTTTAGATCAATTTAGAATTAGATAAGCAACACTAAAACCAATTCCAACGCACATCATTATCAATCCAATTGTTTGTAAAACTATCATGCTGGAATCAATCCTAACTCATCAATGCCACACGCTTTCTCAAATCGTGCTTTGTCAAATCTATCGTTATCAGCAAGAAAGAATTGAGCGAATTCTTCTACCATATCCTCAAAAACTTGAGGGTGAATTTCTCCGCTAAATCCTTTGAGAATGTTAGCGGTTTCAACATAGTCTTTTCGTGTCATCATTAGTTAGCCACCTCATCTGCTAGTAGAATGAATGAGTGAGTGCCACCTTCATTGACACGCTCTAATTCTTCCAACAATTCTTCACGGGTAAATAGTGAAGCGTCACCCAATAAATCTGTTACTGCGTCAATATTTAGTTGAGTAAATACACCTTCAGGCAGGCGAGAGATATAAAAAACATTAGGAGAATCAGAATGGATTCTTGAAATAAAATTCACGCCGTTAGCGGTGAATGGGTAGTCTGTATATGTAGTCATTTAGTTATTACCTTTCGTGTTTGTTGTTTCTACAATTTTAGCGATTTTCTCTAAGTTTGTCAATTCTTGCGCTTTGCGTTGCGCCTTTATCATTTCTTGATATTCATGAAGTTTCATTACTCACCAACCTTTACTGCGACAGTAGCCCAACGGCTACCATTGAAACGGATAGCAAACGCCTGATAGCGTTCATCTGAGAAATAAATATCCTCACGCTTTTCAGCGAAGTTAATTTCACCATATTGGTATTTTCTCGCCATTGAGCGAGGGTAGTAAGTCTGACCGATTAGCAGGTCAGCGATAGAGTATTCTTTCATTAGTTTTCCTTTCTTGATAAAACAATTATTTCATATTTTTGGGGAATTGTCAAAACGACACGCCGTTAGTAGCCTATGATTTCCTCACCATAGTATTCAACGGCATCAACGATATTCATGACACCTTTGTATTCTTTACAATTTCGGCAGATGCTATCCCACCTATCCATGCGAATTGAGCAAAACACGCAGATATTATCCTGAGTGGAAATTCCTTTTTCATCTAGAAATTCTACTATGTCATATTGTTTTTTAGTGTTAGTCATTTTATTGACCACCTTTCTTTTTATCTAATACGAGTATTCTAGCAGAGGGGACTGACATTTTCAAATTTAAAATGCGGATAAAACGGACATTTTGAAAATTATTTTTGTGAGGATTATCACACGCAACTTAAAGCGACACGCCCGAGTGCGGGGGCCGACTAATTTTTGCGGTATGTCAAGATCAACACACCAACAAAAATTATTTATCTATTTTATTTAGTAGATAACTATTATTTAGATTACGATTATTATTTGAGAACATAGCCTCAATAACTCTCTTATCTTTTTCTGATTGAGCAATTCTTTTTTCTTGTTGCTCTTTTAGTATTCTGTTGAAAGTATCCATTTGATTACTTCCTTTCTTTATCTTGATACTAGTATCCTAACATAGACCACTGACAAATTAGGGTGTTTTTCGGGCGTGTCGTAGAACTATTTTTGTGAAGTGCATCACACGGGCCGTCCCTGTGGATAACTTTGTGGATAACTTTTGTGGTGTATATCACAACGACACGCCGTGTTTAGATTTGACTTTGTCAGGGTACTCGTGTAGAATACGCAGTATAAGAAATGAACAGAAAGGTTCTAAAATGAGTAAGAAAAACTGTAAGTTATGTGGTCAGACCACCTATGTATCTAAGCGCAACATTATTGCGATTTGTCCGAATTGTGTAGATTCCCTACACAGTGTGAGGTAACTCACAGAGACACACCCCCTAACCTCCCCCAAAATGTCAGTCCCCTAGTATAGAATACTCAGTATTAGAAACTAAAGAAAGGATAAACAGAAATGTTATCACTAAGTTATACAGCACAGAAAGAGGACACCCTCGTTTCTGTATCAAATCGCCTCATGGTAAGTGAGCGTCAAATAAATGACCTACTAGATACGCTTGTATCAAATGGTTATGATATTCTCTCAACAGAGATTACAGACGGAGATTACTCTCCACATTGGCAAGGCTAGTCCTTGTCAGTGCCCCCTGCTAGAATTACACCAATA